ACTGACCGATTCGCAGTTCTTTGAACTGAAAAAATACAATGCATTGCAAATCGCAGGAGCGTTCGGAGTAAAACCGAATCAAATCAACGATTATTCAAAGTCGTCATATAGCAATAGCGAGATGCAGCAGTTATCATTCTACGTCGACACAGAACTGTTCATCATCAAGCAGTATGAGGAGGAAATCAATTTCAAAATGCTGCCGGATGAAGATACAGACGACGGATATTATTACAAATTCAACGAAAAGGTATTGTTCCGCACCGATTCAAAAACGCAGATGGAGTATTTGAGAAACGGTGTCGGTGGAATGATTATCAAACCGAATGAGGCAAGACGTAAACTCGACATGGAAGATGCGGAGGGAGGCGATGTCCTACTTGCAAATGGTAGCATCGTACCGTTGACGATGGCGGGTGCAGCATATTTGAAAGGTGAATCCGAGCAGGAGAACACCGATGAACCGGAGCAACCGGAGAAAGAAACAGAGCCGGACACAGAGCAGCCGGACACAGCAACAGAACCGGACGAAACCGACACGGCAGAGGACGAGACTGACGAGGAGGGAGGTGAATAAGCATGGCAAAGAAAAGACGTTTTGATTTCACAAAGAAAAATAAACGCAGCGGAAAAGTTGAAAATGTCGGCTATTTGGATTTAGAGCAGGACGAGGAACAGAGCAGATGTTCCTTGTATTTCTACGGTGACATTGTATCGGCGACATGGGAATCCATGTGGTACGAGGAGGACAGATGTCCGCAGGACATCGCAGATTTCCTCAACCAGTTAGATGGATATGAGGACATTGACATCTATTTCAATTCCGGCGGTGGAGATGTATTTGCAGGACTGGCAATCTACAACCAGTTAAAGCGATATGACGGACACAAAGTCGGATATGTTGACGGAATGGCTGCATCCATTGCATCAGTCATTATGTTTGCATGTGACGAACTACATTTCGCAACAGGTGCTCAAGCAATGATTCACAAACCGTTATGCATGGCATACGGAAACGCAGACGATTTCAAGGCAGTCATAAAGCAGTTGAATCTCTGCGAGGATTCAATTCTTGATGTCTACATGGAACATGTGCAGGAGGGTGTCACAAGAGACAAAATTCAATCTCTCATGAGCAATGAGACATGGTTCGACAGTAAGAAGATGCAACAGTATTTCAATGTTGAAATCGAGGAAAAGGCAGCAGTTGCAGCGTGTGCATCTGACTTTTTCGAGAAATACAACAATATTCCGGAGGCACTCAAGGGAATCGACACAAAGGACATTGTCGATGCGGTAATTGCGGAATTGGAAAACCGGAACAATGCAGCAGCAGAGGCAGAGAAACAGAGAATCGAGGCAGAAAAGCAGCAGATTCTTGATGATTTATACCTTTATGGTATGTAAGAAATGGAGGACAGAAAGTCATGAATAAGGAATTACAGAAGTTATTAAAGCAGATTAACGACAAGAAAAATGAAGTCAAGAGCCTTGTGAACGATGGAAAACTCGACAAGGCAAGAGCAGCAAAGGAGGAACTCGTAGAATTACAGAACAGATTCGACCTCCTCTATGATTTGGACGAGGACGAGCAGGACGGCATCGAGAACAAGGTCAAGGATGGAACTGCAAAGCAGGTCGGCGGGGATGTCAAGCCGGACAAAAAGAACATCGTGAAATCATTTGTCAACATTGTCAAAGCCGGATTCCTGCACAAAGAGGCAGACGAGGCAGACATCAAGGTGTACAAGGATGCACTCACATCCGACACAACCGCAGGAAGTGAGGGAGAGGTCGGAATCGGCGTGACAATTCCGGAGGACATCAGAACAGACATCATCGAGTTGCGTCGTTCATCCGACAACCTTGAACAGTATGTCAATGTCGAGGGCGTAACAACTAAGACAGGAACACGAAACATTGAGGTTGATGCAGAATCAACACCATTTGACAATGTTGACGAGGCTGCGGATTTTCCGGAGATGGACGAACCGGAATTTTTACCGATTGAGTACAAGGTAAAGAAAAAGGGTGGAATCCTCAAGATGACAGCAGAGCTACTTGAGGACACAGCATCCAACATCATGGCATACATCAACAAATGGATTGCCAAGAAAACAAAGGCAACCCGTAACGCAATGATTCTCAAGGTACTCAATGAGATGACAAAAGGGAAAGAGGTCACAGTCGAGAACCTTGACAGCCTCAAGGACATTTTCAACGAGCAGTTAGACCCTGCAATCGCTGACAATGCAGTTGTTATCACAAATCAGAGCGGTTTCAACTACCTTGACAAGTTAAAGGATAAAGACGGCAACTATATTTTACAGAAAGACCCGACACAGCAGACAAAGGGAAAGATGCTTTTCGGTGAATATCCTATCATCAAATTATCAAAGAAAACTCTTGCATCCGAGAAGATTATGAACACCGATGGTCACACAATCGACGGGTACAAGCATCCTATTTTCTGCGGTGACTTAAAAGAGGCCGTCACACTCTTTGACAGAAACGTCCTCACAATCGACCTCAATGACAAAGGTGCGGGTTTATGGGATAAGGACATGACCGGAATCAAGGTGCGTGACCGATTCGATGTGCAGCCTGTTGACAAGGGAGCAGTCATCAAGGGTCAGATTACAGAAGTTATCAACGGGTAATATGGCAGCAGGGCGGTGAATCCGTCCTGCTATTGAAAGCAGGTGAGAACATGACGGATGAAGAAAAAGAGAAGTACAGAGGCGGTCTGATTGCTACATGCAAGACATATTGTCACATCGACTATGATGACGACATCGAAATCCTTGAATTGATGCTTGACACGACACTGGATGAAATGACGGAACTGATTCCGAATTTCGACCGAAACAACCTCACAAGCCGTCAAAAACTGCTTGCATTTATGTCCGTGAAAGAACTGTACGACAACCGTGACAAGTACCGGAGCGACACGAAAACGCTATCCGCTGCCGTTTCCTCCATGCTATTGAAAGAAATATACGGAGGTGCAGCAGAATGACAGGCAGAATCAAGATAATTCGCAAGACAACAAGTGTTGTTGACGGTAGACGACAGCAGGAGGAAAAGGAGTTTTTCTCATGTTGGTGTGATGTCAAGAGTTTGGGAACAAATGAAAAATACAATGCGTTGCAGATAGGTCTTGAGAACACAATCATGTTTGAAACGAGAGCCTGCGACAAGATGGAGGAAATCAGATTGAATCTGAAAGAGTTCTACGCAGTATATAAAGGCGTTGAGTTCAAGATATATGATGCGTGTCCGATGTTCACAGACGACAGGAAATATCAGTTGAAATGTAGAGCGGGAGCATAGTGTCATAATCTGACACCGGAGGTGATGCAGTGAAAATCGAAATGGAATTTCAAGGTTTGAAAGAACTCATGAAAGCATTTGAGGACGCAGCAAGCGACGAGGACATAAAAGAGGTCAATCAAAAGATTGTAAAGCAAAGCGAACCAGTTGTGAAAAACATCATGTCCGGCAAAATTCCGAAATCGGCAGACATCAAATTATCCGGTAGAGGTTTCGGTTCAAAGTCATCCGTGACATCACATGCAGCGGACAGCATACCGATGGGAGCAGTCAAAATGAAAGACACAGGAGCAACAGCAGATGTCGGATGGGAAAAGTCGGACAATAGCGAACACTTTTATGTGAAATTCATAAACTGGGGAACTATCTATCAACCGCCTCAAGAATTTATTTACGCAACAGGGCGTGAGGCAGATGCGGAACTGCAAAAAATCGCAGAACAAGAATATCAATCCTATTTAGACAACACATTGAAATGAGGTGAGAGCATGAGCAGCAGTCCGGACATCATCAAAGATGCATCCGACGCATTGAGACCTATATCAGACAGAGGAATCACTGTGATGCAAGGATGGTATGACAAAGACATCCATGACAGACATGTGACATTGTGGGATTTGGGAGAAAATGACGAGAATTTTTCGGACGACGATGCAGAGGGAGTGACGCTGTCAGTGCAGGTCACTATATTTTCAGAAAGTGACGAGGTTGAACTGGCAAGGGAAATCAAGTCAATCATGAAAGAAAATGATTTTTCGTTTGAGGGCAGGAACGGAGACGATTCCAAGCCGGAGGACGGAATCTATATGAAAGCACAAAGGTTTTCAAAGTTTTATGAAATGGAGGAATAGACATGAGCGAAACAGTAACACAGGTTAGCGAGACAGAACAGAAGATTGTCAGGAGCAGAACATGCGGTTGTAGAGATTTTTACATCGCAAAACTCACACAGAATGATGCAACGGGGTATGTAGCAGGTACACCCGTAAAACTGGCAAGAGCAATCAAGGCAAAAGTTGATGAAAAATGGAGTTCGGAGAAAATCTACTCTGACGACGGAACAGAGGAGGTCATCAATTCATATGAGGGAACTGAAATCGAACTTGAGGTCAATGCACTTGCACCACAGGACAGACAGATTCTTTTCGGTCAGTTATACGAGAACGGTTTTCTTGTAAAGACTGCGGATGACAAAGCACCGGAGGTCGCTGTCGGATGGAGAGAAAGAAAACTCAACGGAAAGTATGATTTCAAATGGTTATACGCCGGAAAGTTTGCAGAGGGCATCAGTGAGGAGGCGAGCACAAAAGAGGGCAAATTGTCTCCGACAACAAAGAGCATCAAGGGTTCATTCTATGAGAGAAGTCTTGACAATGCGTATGAGATTTCGGTCGACGAATCAAACCTCGTTTCCGGAGACACAAAGGCAGCAGAGGCAATCAAGGCATGGTTCAGCAAAGTGCAGGAGAAAAACGGCGGTTTAGGCTAATAAGAGGGCATATAACAGGAGGATAAATCATGAAAAGAAAAATTATAGTCAATAACAAAGAGTTTACAATGCCGAAAATGTCAATCGACACATACACGGAATATCTCGAACTTGCAGAGGTTATCGACGCAAAACAGAGATATTCAAAGCAGGACATTGAGGCGATGGGTCTTTTTATCTGCAAAGCATACGGAGACCAGTTCACCGTTGAGGAATTAAAGAATCCGGAGACCGGACTTGATGCAGCAGGTTTGATTCTTGAGTTCCAGTTCATCGACATGGGAATCGCCGACGACCTCACCAAACGTATGGAGAAGATAGAGAAAAATTTTCAGAGTGGCAAGTGATACCGGAAATCGAGGTCACTTGCAGAGGTGAGAGACTTTTCATCAATTCCGTAACGGTAGAACAGTATAAAAAATACATCAGTCTCATGGAAAAGAATGACACGGAGAAATTCTCCGGAGTGATGTTTTTTAACAAAAAGATAATGCAGGAGATGTTCGGGAATGAATTGTCGCTTGCAGCAGTTGGGGAGATTGATGCAGTTGAATTTCTGACGGCAATCAAGACGGTTCATTTCATCATGCAGAACATTGTTGCAGAGAAGATGTTGAGCATTGTCGAGGTTGAACAGGTAGAAAAAGAGGCATCCGCATTCGATGACTATGACCGTGAAAACGGATATGAGGACGAGGATGAACAACCGGAGGAAAATCAATGGAAAGTCTGCGGGGAAATTGTTGACCGTGTTGTGAAAATTGCGATTCGGCTATTGAAAAACTCATACAGTCAATGCATGAAAGAGAACATTGTCACGTTGTTGGACTACTTAAAATTTGAATTAGATACAATCAACGAAAATCAGTAAGAGAGGAGGCGACCGAATGGCTTATACAAGCGTCAAAATATCGGCAGATTCGAGCAGTTATCAATCACAAATGAAATCGGCAGCATCGCAGATGAAAGTCTTGTCTGCGGAATATACGACGGCAGCGACGAAAGCAAAGTTGTTCGGGTCAGAAACAGACAGCCTCAAGGCAAAAGCCGAATCGCTCACTCAAAAAATCACGGTGCAAAAGAACATCGTGCAGTTGAACAGTGAGCAGCAGGAGAAGTTGACAAAGAAACTGTCAGACCAAAAGACAAAGCAGGAGGAACTCAAAACAAAGATTGATGCTGCGAAAGAGGCTTATGAGAAATCAACGGCAGAGACCGGAAAGAACTCCGAGCAGTCAAAAGCACTCAAGGATGAACTCGACAAGTTAGAGAAAGAGTTCACCGCAAATGAGACAGCAATCGGAAAGACAGAGACCGCACTTGCAAATCAGACGGTAAAGACGGAAAAGTCAAAGACTGCCCTCATGAACATGGAGGCAGAACTGAAAAATGTTAATGACCAGTTAAAAGATAATAAACTTGAAAAATTTGCGACCGCTTGCGATACGGCGGGAACAAAGATGGAGAGTTTCGGAAAGAAAATGTCAGTTGTCTCTGCCGGAATTGCGGGTATTGGTGCAGCATCAATCAAAGCATTCACGGAACTCGACGAGGGTTATGACACCATAGTGACAAAGACCGGAGCAACCGGAGAGGCACTTGAGGGATTGACAAAGTCTGCGGATAATGTTTTCGGAACAATGCCGGAGGATATGTCAACGGTAGGAGAGGCAATCGGAGAAGTCAACACAAGATTCCATACAACCGGAACGGAACTTGAAAAGACCTCTAAACAGTTCATACAGTTTGCAACAATCAACGGAACAAACGTCACACAGTCAGTTGACCAAGCTGACAAAATCATGAAAGCGTGGAACGTCGATGCATCACAGACAGGGAATCTATTAGGATTGCTCACGGCAAAGGCACAGGAAACCGGAATCTCTGTTGATACATTAGAGGGATATGTCCTCGACAACAACGCACAATTCAAAGAAATGGGATTGTCATTGCCTCAAGCAATCAATTTGATGGCTCAATTCGACGCAAACGGTGTTGATTCAACTCAAGCAATGGCGGGTCTGAAAAAAGCATTACAGAACGCCACATCAGAGGGAAAATCAATGGACGAGGCGTTGTCAGATACTATCGGCAGCATCAAGAACGCAAAGACAGAGACCGAGGCGATGCAGATTGCAACGGAATTGTTTGGAAAAAAAGGTGCTGCGGAAATGACAAAGGCAATTCGTGAAAACAGAATTGACCTCACCAGTCTTTCGTCATCAATGGAGGAATACGGTTCAACAGTCGAGGACACATACAACGGAACACTCGACCCGATTGACAATGCAAAGGTTGCGATGAACAACGCAAAACTGGCGTTGTCGACACTGGCATCCACAGCACAGACATCCGCAGCACCTATGATTGAAAAATTGACCGGAAAGATTCAAGAGTTGACACAATGGTTCACGTCGCTCTCTCCGGCACAGCAAGAAACAGTTCTCAAAGTTGGTCTTGTGGTCGCTGCTATCGGTCCGTTGTCAATCGGATTCGGAAAAGTGGCAAAGGGAATCTCTGACACGGTAACGACCGGACAGAAATTTGTGTCCGGAGCTGCAAAGATAATTGCAAAGATTACGGCAAAGACAGCAGCCACGGCAGCAGGAACGGCAGCAGATACGGCAGGAACAGCAGCCACGGCAGCACATACGGCAG